TTAATCGTCGTCATTATTCATCGCCTCTTCATCTTCCGGCGGCTCTTCGGTTCCGTTCCGATAGCCGGACGCCCTGGGGCTCGCCGGATGATCGTCGCGCGGGTCGCCCTTACGCTTCTTCGCCTGACGCTTCAGTTCTTCGACCTCTTTCGCCTCTTCGGATTGCACGTCGTCGTAATACCCCTTCGCGCCGATACGTGGCGGCGGTCCGGGCGTTGCGGCGCGAACATCCTCCGACGGGACGTCAATCGTGTTCGCCTTCTCGTCGAGCGTCTGACGCCGCTTCTTGTTCGCTTCTTCCTTCTTGCGCGTGTCGCCGAACGCCGCCGTCGATTCGAAGAAGACGAGCGGGAACAAGAAACAAAGGAATTGGTGAAGCGCTACGCGTAGCAGGCGAACGACCGCAAGATCGCCGATCGGTGTATGAGCGCCGCCCTCGTCACTCGACCCGACCTTACCGGCGATTTCCTTCAGGTCGGCTTCGACGGTCTTCAGTTCGTCGCGCGCGGTCGCTAGCGTGACTAGATCGGCCTCGCTTTGCCGTATGCCCGCAAGTTCGATACGAGCCGCCGACAGCTTTGTCGCCGCCGCCGACACCGCCTCGCCAGCCTTCAGCCGGTTCGTCGAGTGCGAAGCCGGAATTTCAGCTAGCGCACGTTCGGCGGTCGTAAGCTGGCGTTCGAGAAGTTCGATATTCTCTTCGGTCGCCGATCGCATCGCGTTCAGAACGGCTTGCGGCGACGTGTCTTCGAGCCGGTCGATAATCCCTTGCGCGTCATCGCGGCGAGCCGTCAACGCCTGTTCTTGCGCGGTCGTCTTCACGGCGTCGACCCGGCGCGCGTTCGTCTTGTCGTCGTAATAACCCCATTTCGTCGCAAGCGACATTGCCACGCAACCGACCGTGGCAATCAAAACCAGGCGCGCGAGTGCGTTGTTCTTCCGTTGCTTGAAGCCGGACGACAGCGGCGTTCCCAAATCCGAAAACAGTTCGAGAAACAACGCCAGAACGAAGAAGGATATTACGCCGGTCGTCAGATAGTCGCCGAGCCCTTCAATCTTGTCGACGGCAGGAATCTTGCCCGCCATGCGATCGGCGTTCACGGCTAGGCCCGTCCAATAGTCGATACCGATCGCCGCCGACGAGAGGATCATGACCAGCGCGCCAAGCGCCGAGACGGCAGACAGGATAAGCCAGCCGCCACTATTGAGTGTGACGATATGCTGAAGCCCTAGAACTTCGCCCTTGCCGTCGCTGTTGCGCGCCCGAAGCATTAGAACGATGCAGACAATGCCGACGAACACGCCGCCCGCGCCGAGCGCGTAGGGGAGCATAGCCATTGAGAGAACTTCAGTCATCCTAGAACCCCAATAGCAATTTAGAGCCGAACTTGATCGCGACCGGAACGACGACCCCGCGAAGCGCCGCCCCCATCAAGAGCGACCCGACGATCAGCATTCCGACCTGTTTAGCCGAGAAGCCCGCGACCCGCTCTTCGGCCTTCGCCCGTTCGGCGTCGCGACGATCGAGTTCTTCGGCGACGACTCTCGCGATCTCTCGCGCGGTTTCATGTCCAGCGATCCGGGCGCGATCGATCGAGCGACGGTCGCACTCTTCGATTGCCTTTTCGGTCAGTATTTGCTGGCGATCGAAGATCGCTTCTTTGAATTGGTATAGGTCGGCGCGCGACGCCTTGGCCGCGACCTCACTCTTCAGTGAGCCGATCTTTTCGTTCATTGACCCATGCGCCGACCACAAGGCCGCGACAGGATCGACCACGACCCGCGATAGTTCTTCGCCCGCCACGTTTACAGCCCTTCGTCGACCGACAGGTCGTCAGGAATGGTCGGGGCGATTGAGTTAACGACGAAGGCCGCTTCGAGCGTCTTCCCATACCATCCGCCGCCGACGATCAGTGACGCAACGCCAGTCAGAACCTTTCGGCCTTCGGCGTCGAGCGCGTCGACCTGGTCTTTGAGTGCATCAAATACGCCGACGGAAAGCGCCGCGATCGACTGGATTCCGATCGCGGCCTCGTATGCCTCGCGAACCTCTTCGATATTAGGGGAATACGCTAGCGCGGCTTCTCGAACCGCCTTGTTCGTTTTTGGGTAAGACACTTTGAGCCCCTCTTACTTGCGAGAACGGGCTTAAACGCGCGTGCCTGACGCGTCGGTTCACATATGCGTATCACAAGACGACGGGTCTAGCGCGTAGCGCCTGCAAATCCGGCGGAACTCCGGCCCGTGAATTTCGACGTTCGGCCCGTGCTCGCGCCATGTGCGAAGGTGCGCGCTTTCGTGGTCAAGAGCGCCTTGAAGTCGCCGGTCATTCAGCAGGCCGACAGCTACCCGAACTTCCTCCTTACCGCTCTCGAACAGAACCGCGCGCGCAATCTCGCCGCGCTCCAGGTCGGCACTGTCCGCCTTTACGATCCGAAGGCGCGGCATAGGCGAAAGGCCGAACCGCGCGAAGCTGTCCTTTGCGAACGTCGCCAGGCGCTCTTGCCCGGAAGATGCAGGCCCCGCCGCCATTACCGCGACCACCGCCGCGCAAAGCATACCGCGAAAAACGGCTGATTTTTGAGTGAATGCATTGTGATTCATTTGCCCCGCCTATGATTCATTTGAATCATATTTAGTGCATCAACGAATCAGTGACAAGGCATTGCCCGGCCCTTACCCTAGGGGAATCAATTGGAGCGCCTTGGAATGTCGGAAAAACGGGATTGGGAGAAGCGAGCCGCCGGGCTGATCAAGGCCGAACTAAAGTTGCGCGCGATGACGTATAACGATCTTCGCGACCACCTCGCCGCGATCGGCGTCGACGAGAAAGAAGCGAACATTCGGAACAAGCTGAACCGTGGCACATTTAGCGCCGCCTTCTTCCTTCAATGCCTCGCCGCCCTGAACGTCGAGACGCTTCGGCTATGATCTAGCGGTATGCCTGCGCAAATATCTTGCCCGCCGAAACGAGCGCGTAACCGTTGTTTGCAGACTTGCGCGCCTGGATTTTATACGTTCGGTTTCCGGCGGTCGCGGCGTTGTCGATCCACCAGTCAGACAGCGGTCCATTGAAGCGATTGATCTGCTCGACATAGTCGTCGGGTTGTGGCGCGCCGTTTTCGTAGAACACAAGTTCAGTGCTGGCGGGGACGAACGCGACGTCGACCGCGCCCGAAACGTCGGCCCCGTCTCGCAAGAGCCTGAATTGCACGTTAAAGCTTCCGGCCTTCACTGACGACGACTGAACATTTGCCCGCCAATCAATCTTAACAAATGAGAAGCCCGACGGAATAGTTAGTGCCGACGCTGTCGCTATATCCTGCCACGACGTCGACAGCGTCGCGTTAGGGCCCTGCGAACCGATCTCGCCGTCGGCGGCATTGGCGGCGGTTGCCAGCGGCCCTTGATCAACGATCGCCCCGGCTGTGCTGTCGAGCGTTACGTCTGCCCCCGGATCACCTTCGAAGCCTAGTTCGTAGTCGCCGACCGTGGCGTTAGCGTCGCGCGCCAAATACATTTGCGGTCGCGCCATCCATAGCGTTACCGTGCTCGTACCGTCCGACGTCACGTCGCCCCGAAGTTCGGCAGTCTCGGCACCGGCGGGCGCGGTCGCTATCCCTTTGTAACGTTGCGCCATGTCTGAAGGCGACGTGTAAAGCCCGGTCGTGCGCTCTTCCAATTGGACAACGCCGCCCGAAACGGCGGCCCCCGCCGCATCACGAAAGATGATTTCGAGCCGCGCCGAAGCCGTGCCGGTCGAGTTAACGTCGCAAGCCCCGGCGACGAGTTGACCCGGCTTGACCGGGAATAGCGCGCGCTGCGACGAGCTGGTTATGTTGATCCGCTGACCGGCGGTCAAACCAGTTCGGCGAAGCCTCAGAATACGCACATTCTCTTGTGTGTACGCGAAGAAGCTGTCGAGTGTTCCGTTACCGCCGCCGCCCCAGAAGTCGTCCACCTTCTCGAATTGCGTATGATACAGCCGGTTGCCGCCGAAGGGTGCGCGAACGTTTTCGGCCTCACTCTGGCTTGCCGTTGCGCCCCAATCCTGACCGACGAACGAGTCGGCAATTCCCGACGTTGACGCTTCGTAAACGCTGGTCGTCGTAAATGACTTGAACGCCGACCAGGCTGAATAACGTTCGCCCTTGCGCGCCCGAAACCGCATGACGAACGCCGTTGACGGCGGAAGGCCGACGAAGCCTTCGACGACATTCGCGTTACCTGGAAACTTCCCGAAGGCCGACTGTCCGCTAATGCCGCCCGATCCGTTACTAAGGCCGAACTCGGCGATTATCTCGTCGCCAATGAAGCTTGCGAAAGCCGCGTGCGTCAGGCGCAAGGCTGGCACTTCCGCGCCGCCGCCGGAATAGCTGAACGGCGCGATCGTGATCGACGGCGCGGTCAGGTCGATAATCTCACTTGGCGGAATGTATGGCGGAACGGATAGGTCGACCGCGTTCGAAGCCGTCCAGGCGTCGACAGTCGGGTCGACTTCGAAGGCGAGGATCTTCGTCGTCCCGTCTTTGCGCCGCTCGATCTCTTCGACCTCGAAATTCTTCCCCGACGGGAAGCCGCGAAGGCTACTCTCGCGCGTGAACCAGTCGCCCGGCTTCAGGGTTCGAACCGTGCTCGACAGATAGGTTTCTTCGAGCGTCGCGACCCGGCGCGAGAAGTTCAGCAAGAGTGTCGCCAAACGTTGCGCGCGCTCGCTGCTGACCTCTAATTCGAACGTTTCAGTTCCGACAATCAAATCGCCGTCTTCGTCTGCGAATGTGTCGTTCGTCACGCGCGGGTAATCGGTCGACTTAAAGTCGTCGTCCTTATTGACGAAGCGACCTTCGACCGCGTTCACCATATCGTCGATTCGACCCGTCGGGTCGTATTCGGTTTCGGCGTCGCTCGACAGGTCGTCGTCAGTCAGCGTCGTGACGACCGATTGTGTCCGAACCGGCCTGAAGACAATGCGCCCGCCCTGGTCGATCGCGCGCGCCGCCATGCAAGACGCCAGCTTTTCGAGATTTTCCTTGTGATCGTCTGAAGCCGACAGCGTTCCGTTGGCCTCGTACCGCTTTTGCGTGCCGCCCGCCTTCTTTGCGACCGACTGATCGCAAAGGTCCGCCAGGTCTTCGAATTCGTCGTATGGGATAACGTCGGCAGCTTCGCCGACGCCGAACCAGTAAACGGAAGGATCAGCGCCGCCGGTCGTGAAGGTCGAAGGCATAATGCGAATGCCTTGTCGGTAGTGATCGGCGACGACCATCGGGTTTTTTGTGTATTCCCACGTCGACGGCGTCAGAAGGCGATGCGTTCCCGATCCGCCCGCCGTGCTATCTTTGCGCCGGTCATAGAATAGCCCGCCCTTGCCGCCGAAGCGATAGTCGAACGACTCCGGCAAGTCGCTGTCCCACTGATGCTCAATGACGACACAGGCAACGCCGCGAAGCTTGTGGCTCGACGTCCACTCCGACGCATAGGTCGTCAGTTCACTGTCTGCGCTTTGATCGTGGCGACCATCGTAAAACGTAATCCAGCAACGGCTTTCGCCGTTATCCTTCGGGAGCCTCACAAGGGTTCGCGCGCCATGCGTCAGCGCCGAGTTAACCTGAAGGTTCCCGTTAATCCAGACCTTGTTAAGTTCGGCGATCCGACAGTCGGCGATTGCGTAAACGCGAAACCAGTTCTTCTGTTGCGTCTTGCCGACGAAGTGCGCGACAAACGTCCCTTCGGTCGCGAATTCGCCGATCGCCAGCTTTCGCGCCGCCGGGTCGCTCGTCTCGACCGCCGAGACTTCGACGGTTCCCGACTTCACCTCTTTCGTTCGCCAAGCTAGAACCTTGCCTTCGAGCGCTTTCGTCAGGTCGAAGCCCTTGTCGTCAGGGAACGCATATTTCTGATTTGCCGACGACCTGGTTTGCATCCGCCGCTCGAGATAGGCCAGCGACCCGCTTTCGATCTCGACACTAAGTTCGGGCGGATCGCCCGGCCTGACCGAATCCGGCGTCGACCGTACGCGCCCGTAAGTGTCCGAAACGACGTCGCCAGTGTCCGGCGAAGTCGTGAAATACACGTTCCGCAGCCGGACCTGACGACGCCGAAGATTGCTGTCGAGCAAGCCGCCGAGAACATCCGTGTTATCAGTTTGCCGCGAACTATCGAAGACGATTTTCGTCGTCTCGCTGTCGAGATTGGCGCGCGTGCGGACGCGGTCGGGCGGCGTGAACCGATCGCCAAGCGGCGCGTAGGTTTCGCCGTCAAAGGTCGTCGCCTCGAAGTCGTTCCAGAAACGAACGGTTTCCCCGTCAAGAAATATCTCGACAAACCATCGCGACTTAGTCGCCGTCATCGGATCACCTGCTTAGCCTTGAAGCTGACGCGCTTTCGACGCCCCTCGCCAGACCACTTCGGCAGGCCGTCAAGCCGAAACTCGCCTAGCGCCTCGATCCGGCGCGGCGAAGGCGTCGAAGCGTGCTGTGTCATGGGTTCGGGCCATACGTTCATCGTGATCGCCCCGCCGACCGGGTCGACGTCCGCCTGAACCTGACCGATATAGTAACCATCGGCGACAGTCCGATAGCTGATCATGTCGCCGGTATATGCCTTGCTCGCGCCGACGCCGGTGAATTGAACCAGGCGCGACGATTTACTCAATCCCGTCACGGTCAAACCAGCGTCAGACGTGATCGACAGGTCGCGCGGAAGCTTGCGGAAGAAGCGGGGCGCGGTAAACGTGACCGCCGCCCCCTGGCGACGCGTAAGGAATGCGGAAATGGCGTCGAAGTCTTCGCGCTTCGGAAGTTCGAACTCGAAGTTCACGACCCAATAACCGCGACCCAATTCCAGAACGTCAGCGTCGCCGGATAGCGTCTCCGGCGCGGCCTGTTGCTCGATCGGCTCCCAATCAGCCTTAGTCATTCCGCGATACGGGATTAGTTCGCCAGCGCTCATTTTCGCCCCTTTCGCAATACCGGCGAAGGGTTAGGCGCGAACACCTGACGCGGCGGACTAGCGCTTATGTCGTGCCGTTGTGTTGACGCGCTGTCGCTTGACGATCCGGTTCACATTGTCGGCGAGCGTGGCGTCACGCGCCGCAAGTTGCGCTTGCAGGTTGGCGAGGGTTTCAGCCGTTCCTATGTCGCCTTGCACGACCAGTTGCGTCGGGCCGATCGAGACTGACGACAGCGACCGCGCGTTCGCGATACTGGCTTCGACCGGCACGCCCGCATTGATCGCGGCGAGAACACCCTTGTTCGCCGCAGTCGCCGAAGCCTTGATAACGCTTTCGCCGCGTGAGATATTCGCCGGAATGCTGTCGCTTCGACCGGTGCCAGGCCCGCGAATGTCGATCCCGCCGTCGGCGAAGTTTGCGCTCGCACCTTGCAGGTTCGCCACGACTGACGCGCCGAGCCCGGCGACAGTTGCGGCGGCTCCAAGGTTCGCGGGAAATGGGAGCGACATTGCGCGCGCGACGCCGTGCTGAATATTCACGATCGCCGACGCGACCGCGAACGCCTTTTCGACCGCGAACAGCGCCTTGTAGACGCCAGACTGTTCGCCCGCGAACGCCTTCGCCATGCCAGCCAGTCCGCCGAACAGTTGTTCGCCGTTCGCTAGCTGTACCTGCATTGACGCGGCCCGAATTTCCTTCAGCTTCTCTTCAGTTTCCGCGGCGATCTCTAATTCGCGTTCGGCGAATTCTTCCTTCGTAATCAGCTTCAGTTCGAGACCTTCGCGCAAAGCCTCTAAGGCGGCTTCCTGTTGCGCCCTGACGACTTCGGCTTCGCTGTTGCTGTGTTCACCCTCGCCTAACAGTTCTTCGCGTATCTGACGCGTGTATTCAGCCCGCTCTTCTTCAAGGATCTTCAAGGCTTCGGCCTTGCGGGTTTCGTCGGCGATTTCAGCTTCGATCGCATCGCGCCGGGCGGCATATTCGCGTTCGGCAATTGTCAGGGTTCGCCCGGCCATCTCGTCGCGGGCGTTCATAAGTTCGGCGATCGCGTCCTTTTCGGCTTGCGTCGTTTCGCGGCGAACCTGGTCGGCATCTAACAGCTTGTCGACATAGCCGTCGAACATAGCCGCTTCGGCGTCGCGAATGTCGGCGAGTTCGGCCTTGTAGATCGCGTTCGCCTTCGACCTCAATTCGGCCTTTTCGGATTCCGACTTGCCCGACGCCTCGATCGCCGACAGGCGCTCGTCGCGAAGCCGGGCGATTTGCTCGCGCTCACTCTCGAAGGCGTCGCGGTAAGCCTTGTTCAGCTCGTCGAGCGCGCCCTTCTCAGCCGACGAACCGCCGCCGCCCGAACCGCCGCCGTCCATTGCCGCAAGCTGATCAGCGATCGACGGAATTGACGCGTTCGCCGCCCGCGCGATCGCCGCGTCGTACTCGTCTAACAAGTCTCTCGCGAGCCCTATGTCTCGATCGAGCGCCGCCGCCTTACCGCTATTGCCGGCCCTATCAAAGTTCCGGTTCGACCGGCGCGCTTCCAACTTATCCAGGCCGCTCGCAACGTTCTGTCTTTCCTGAAGTAGCGATTCGACCCGGCGGCGCTTTTCAGCTTCCGCCGCCGTGATCGCAGCCGCCGCAATCCCGTAATACTCTTCTTTGATCTTCGACAGGTCGGTCGCCTGCTGCTGAAGTTCGGTCGGCGTCGTCGCGTCCGAAAACTGCTTAAGCGCCGATCCGGCGACGGTTGCGCTCTTGCGCACTTCCTCGAACTCGTCGGCGGTTCGCCCGGCGTCGATCGCGACCGCCGCGAATGCCGCCGCCAAGGCCGCAACGCCGATAATGATCCCGGCAGGCCCTAGAATGAAGGCCGACGCGGCGCGAAGAATAGCCATCGCCTTCGCGGCGTTCGTCGCCCCGACGGCGATCCCGTTCAGGCTGGATAGTGCAGCCAGGCCCGCTTGCGCGCCGAGCGCGCCCGTCAACGCTGCGCCGCCAATGACGACCGCGTCGGCGAAGGCTTCAACGTTGTTCGCGACGAAGTTGATCGCTTCCGCCATCGCTTGCGAAGCGTCGGCAACTTGCCCGCTTTCGGTCAGGTATTCGCCGACCTTCAGCTTCAGGCCGTCGAACGCCAGCTTCGCCGCGTCAGACGCGCGCGGCGTCGTCACGCCGAAGGCGCTTTCGATCTGGTCTTCGGCCTTCAGCAAGGCGTTGAACACGACGTCAGACGTAAGCTTGCCTTCCGCGCCGAGTGTCTTCAGTTCGCCAATCGAGACACCCATAGCGTCGGCGATCGCCTTAGCGACAAGCGGCGCGTTTTCGCGAAGCGATCGAAGTTCGTCGCCCTGAAGGAAACCAGACCCTAGCGCCTGGCCAAGCTGCAAGACGCCCGCCGCCTGTTCGGATGCAGACGCGCCGCCCGCCGCGAACGCCTTCGCAGTCAATTGTGTGACCTTGGCGACCTCGGCTTCGCTTTCCGCCAGGTCGCCCGACGCGCGAAGAATGCGCGAGTATAGATCGACATACGGTTCGATCTCAGACCGGGCTGTTCGGGCGTCGCTGGCAAGGCTTAAGAGCGCCCGGCCCTGAATGCCTGAAACCTCGCCAGCGGCCTTGATCTTGTTATTGTGGTCGATCCATGCGTCGGTGTAATTGATTACCTCGCGCCCCGCCGCTCCAAGCGCGATCGCGGCAATTGCCCGACGAACATCACGCGACATTTGATTCGTCGACGCCGTGATCTTCCGGTTCATTTGCTGGTAGCGCTTTTCGACCTTCGTCGCCGAGTCTGCGCTTAGTCGCGCCTGACGCCGCATTGCGGCTTCATAGCGTTTCATGTCGACCCGCAGTTCGGTGACTAGAACTTCAATGTCTTCAGCCATATTTCGCGATCCATTCGTCGAACTCGTCGTCGGTCGGCGCGGGCGTCTGGTCGACACCTTGCGACCTTAGCCAGCCGTCGATTGCGGCGGCGTACTCCCAAAGCGAACAGGCGTTGACCGCCTCCGGCGTCATTCCGGCGGCGAGCCCGGTTCCGAAGTAGGCGGACCACCGAAGCTTTCCCCGTGGTAAGGGGCGCTCCCCTGATCCGCTTGCGGCTTTTCCGGCGGCGCGTCTTCCTGTCCTTCCGGCGCGCCGAAGAGCGCCGCCGACAGAACGGCTTGCGCGGTCAACGCGTGATAGGCGATCGGGGCGTCGTCGACATAGTCAGCGACCAGGCGCAACGCCTTGTGAGCCTCCAAGCCGCCGCCGATCAATCCTAGCCGGATCGTCTCGCGAACGTCTTCGACGTGCCACTGACTTTGCGTCAGACGCGCTAGAATATAGGGCGGACCGGCGTCGCACTTCTCTTGCAACTCGATCAAGTGTTTGATCTTCAGTGCGAAGACGTGTTCGCCGTCGCCCCAATCTAGCGTGATTTGCCCCGACCGACTCATTCTTAAGTGACCGCCGTCCAAGCGACGATGCCGTCGGAAACAAGCGTAATTGAAGCCGTCGCCTTCTCTTTACGCGCGCCGCTGACCTGAAATTCGGTCAGATGAAACGCGCCGGTTCCGACCCGACCGTTCGTCGTGTCACCATCGGCGATAACGACCTGAACGTTCTTCGCGTCGGCGGATTCGAGAAAGTCGATATATTCTTCGATACTCGCGGCATCCATGACGCCTTCACCCGTGATCGTGTAGCTAATCGCGTCTTTCTCGCGTTCAGTCCATGCGATCGCGTCCGGGTCGTCACAATCGGGAACGACCGAATCGACCGTCGTAACCGACCCCTGAAGGGCGCGCGTCGTATTGATCAGACAGGGGTGCGCGAACGTTTCCGTCTCTGCGCCGTCGCCGACCTTGATCAGAATCTTCGACCCGTTGAATGTGGTTGGTTTTGCCATTGCTTCCGCCTCGCAAGTTTAAGCCTGCAAAGGCGTTACGCGGCCTAGCCTGACGTCGCGGTTTCGATCTGCGCTTCGAACTCGATCACGCCATGACGCACGCCCGCGCGCGGGTCGCGCATAAACCGCGACGACCGGTGAAAGCAGGCGCAACACCTGACAGACGCCGAGACCGCGAAGCCGTCTTCGTCGTCCAGAAGATCGACCACCGCGCCCGCGATCGCCTTGCACGACGCGAAGCCGTCTTCTTTCGTCCAGACGTGCACGGTTAGAAAGACGTCGTTCGCGGTCAGGAATTGAACCGACGTGTCGCGCGCCTGGTCTTCGCCGATCGTCAGATATGGGAACACGGCGTCAGGATCAGGCCCACCGAGAATGCGCGCGTCATGCGATCCGAGAACCGCCGTAACACCCGCGTCGCCTTCGAGAAGTCCGCCGATCGCGTCTTGAAGTTCTGACAGGTTCACGCCTTTGACTCCCTTATGCCCTTACTCATTGCCCGCGACATTCGCGCGGAGAATCGCGGTTTCATGATCCGGTAATTCGAGAAGAAGAAGGGGTTCGCTGGCTGGTCGACCGTGCCGAACTCTTGCCAGCGCGCCCGCGTCAAGCCTTCTTCGTCCCTGACGTTACCGGCGACAACGCGCCATATCAGGCCGTCAGAACCCCGCGCGGCGTAATATCGGATCGTCAGCCTCAATTCCCCCGTCAATACTGGGGCGTCTCTCTCCGCCGCTTCCTTCAGCATTCTCGCGTTCGTCTTCGCCGCTTCCGTCATCCGCCGCCGGACTGTCTTCGTCATCCGCTGCGCTCGCGCCTTCAGCTTGTCCAGGCCGATCGTTTTCGTCGTGACTTCCATCGCCCCGCCCCTTCAGATACTCAAACCGAACGCCGAGCGCTTCGGCCTTGGCTGCGCACTCGCGCGTAACGTTGAATACGCCCGCCGTCGATTTGTCGTGCGGATAGGCGATCGTAACTGTTCGCTTCGCCTCCGGCGTGAAGTTGAACGGCTCCAAAAACTTGACCCAAACCATTTAACCGCCCTCGCTAGTTGTGCCGTAGTCGGCATATATGACCAAATCACGCCGACCGGTTTCGCGGTCGATCGTGCGAATGTCGAAGATCCGACCTGACGCGCGGGCGTTTACGATCCGGTCGCGGGTCGTCAGGTCCGACAGTGCCTCGCAATCGCGAACAGTGATGACGACGTCGCCGACGCCGCGCGTCTGCCCGGCCTGAATTTCCTCGTCGCCCGGCGTGCCACTGTCGGCGACCACGTTCGCAGCGACCGTGATCAGTTCAGACCACGCCCCGCCGCCGTTGACATAGCCGCCAGACGCCGAGCCCTTGCGCTCGAACCGAAGCCGGTCGCGATACTGTCCAGCCCTCACGCGGCAAACCCTCGCTTGTATGGCTGAATAAGCGTCGAGACCGCGAACGGGATTTCGCGAAGGTTCACGGCGGCGGCGTGCTCGCGCTCTTTGTACCAATGCGCGGCGAGTAGCTTCACAGCCTGTTTAAGAGGCTTCGGCACGTCCGAAACTTCGGCGCCGGTCGTGTAGGTGATCCGAAGCGCGTCGGCCCGACAAGCCATGTCCGGCCATGATTTACCCGTGACCGGCACGACCGCATAATCGAAGCCGTCACTCTCGACCCTGAAGTCGGCGAGCGTCGCCGTCTGCTCGACCTCGTCGCCGTCTAGATACTTGATCGAGACCAGCGCGACCGGGTCGGCGGTAAGGCGCACGCGCCAATGATCAGCGCCGCCGCAAACATGGTGCCACGTTTGCGAAACGATCGCCGACGCTAGCTGGCCTTTCGGCCCGTCGAGCGTTTCGACAGCCGCTTCTAGATAAGCCTGAAGTTCGTCGTCTTCGTCGTCCCAATCAACGCGCAAGTGCGATTTGAGTTCGGCGAGCGTGACCGGCGTTTCACCCGGCGCAACGCTGACACTGACGACCGGGCGCTTCATATGCATCTTACTTCGCCGTCGTCTCTTTCGGCGTCTTCGCCGTCGTCGTTTGCTTCTTCGGCGCGGCGGCTTTCTTCGCCTCGCCTGGCGTGATCGCGTGACCGGCGCGAAGCAAGTCGTCGGCGATACTCTCTGGCAAGTCTTGCGGTTGGCCTTTGTTCCGACCGAACGAAAAGCCCTTTCCTGCTACCGACTTCAGAATAATTACGGATTTCGTTTTCATGTCGTGCCCCTTTCCAAAAAGCGGGCGGCAAGCCGAAGCCCGCCGCCCTAGTCCCGGCCCTGATTAGGCGGCGGCCTTCATTGTGAGTTTCTTCAGTGCCTTCGGCTGCATTCCTGCGCCGTCGATCCGGCGATAGGCCATGAAGCCAAGCTGAAGGTTGCCCATGAATTGCTCACGGAACACGATCACGCCCGGCATACCGACCTTGCGGACAATGAATTTATTATGCGCGCCGAAGATGATCGGCGACGCACTCTCTTCAATGTCGTCCATATCCGGGTTTACCTCGTACCCGAAGCCGAGAAGCTGGGCAGGCTCGCCCGCGCGAATATCGGCCTGTTGCCACAGATAGTTATCCTGACCATCCTTCAGCTTACGAACGCTGGCTAGCGTCGTGTCATTCAACTGAAAGCGAGCGCTAGGGTTCTTGCGGTACGCGGCAGGAACCGAGTGAACAAGGTCGATAATCTCGTCGGGGTCGATCGCAGCTTCGGCGGCAGCGGTCTTGCCCGTGCCTGCGAATGCGGCAATCCCTTGTGGCTTGTTTAAGCCGTCACCATTCGTCAGAACAGCGTTACAGGTTGCGCCAAGCGATTCGCCGAACAGGTCGGCAATCAACTCTTCCATATTCCAGTGCGAGTCCTGAACCTGTTCGAGCGAAACCTTGATAATGCCGGACCGGTAAACGTAGGCCGACAGGTCTTTTTGCCCGAAAGCTGGGTCGCTTGTGCCGTCGTCGGTTGTCGCTGCGCCCTCGGCCTTCAGTTCGCCGCGAATCGACGTGTAGTCGAGCGTTGGGGCGGTAATCGTACTACCGGAAGCCGTGACCATGTGACGACATACGTTTTCGTCCATCATCGGCGAATAGTCTGCAAGGGCGCGCTCGATTTCGGGCAGCATATCTTGCGGAATGAGATAGCCGCCGGTCGATCCAGAACCGGTCGCAAGGGCGCGCGCCTCAGGATCAGCATCACGACCCGCCATAAGAATCTGACGCTCTTCGGGTGCAAGATCACCCGCGCCAAACTGAATTGCGCGCTTGAAGACTTCAGCATAGGTCGGCGCGCCGTCTTCGTTCGAACGCTCCTGACGCGCCGAACCCGGATGCGGGCGGCGCGAGCGGGTTTCCGCCTCATCGCGCTCATTCTCGCGGCGGTCGATCTCGATTTGCCTTTCGAGCCGCTGAATTTGACGATCGCAATCGTCATAGTCGCTCATAGCGGCGTCGTGCTGTGTTTCCAGTTCGGCGGCGCGAGCCTCGTCGACACCTTCGGCGCTGGCTTGTTCCAGCAAGGCCCGACCGTTCGTAGCGGCGCGACCGCGTTTTTCCTTTAGGTCTTTGACCTGCTGTAGAAGTGGCATTTTGGTTATTCCCCTGCTGTCAGTTGGCGAGTTGCCAAGTCTTGCTTGATCTTCATGCGGAGTTTCCGCAATGAAGCTTGGTTTCCGCCGCTATCGGCGCGAAATTGCTGAAGGCTTCGAAGGCCGATTTCGGTCCCCTCGTAAGCTGGCATAGTCACGATACTGACGTCGAACAGTCGCGCTTCCTTGATCTTGCGAAGCGGCAGCTTCTCGCCGTCGCGGTCTTCGTCGTGCCACTCTTCTACGTCTGGCCAGAATGCGATTGACATCTTGTCCAGGTCGCCGCGATTCATCTTCGGCACGATCCGTTGAACGTCCGGGTCGTCGCCGTCGAGTTCGGCGCTGATCTTCAGGCCGCGCTTGTCTTCTTTGAGCGTCAGCGTTCCGGCGCGCGTCCGGGCAAGCGGCAGGCCGTCATGATTGATCAGGAAGACAACGTCGTCTTCGCCGATCGCGCGTTTGAACGCGCCAGGAAGAAACATCTCGCGAAAATAATTCCCGATCACGGTTTCCTCGTTGAATACGGCGGCGTAGCCTTCGACCTTCGGCGCCTTACCGTCTTCGCCTGCCCGAACTTCGAGCGGCACGGTAAAGGCGCGAATTTCTCTGTCTTTAGGCATCGGGCCACCATCCATCGGCAGTTGGAATAATCTTGTTCAGGTCCGCGCCGGGCTGGCGAATGATCTTAATAAGCGTGTCAGCCGCCAGCCGGTGCGTTGTTAGCGTCTTGACGTATTCGACCAGACCTGACGCGGCGGTTTCACAAAAACGTCGTTCGTCAGTCGTCAGCCGCCGGTCAGTTTCGACGATCGACGCCGCGATCATTTCAAGGCGGCGCTCGATCGGAAAGAGCCGGTCGACCCTCGAATAGCGCTCGCTTTCGACGCGACGAACAAGGCCGTCGACCCTCATTTTGTGGTGATCCGGGTCGAACGGGGCGAAGCGATCTTCGTCAGTCATCCGAAGCCCCGCCGTCGCCCTTGTCGACCTTGGCTTGCGACGTCGCGGTCGCGTTCTGTTGCGTCTTAAGCGGCATATTCGCGCCCTGGATATACCCGACGCTTCCGCCTTCAAGTTCCTCGCGATCCTCCATCGCGCGCGCTTCGTTCGGGGTGAGCTGTCCAGTCGCAATCGCTTTCGCGTTGCCTTCCATGCGGGTTTTATAATCGCCGCGAAGAAGGCCGTCGACGCTGAATTTAATGTATCGGCTTTTCTTTCCGCGTCCGATCAGCTTCAGGTTCAATTCCTGTTCGATCTGACGAAGCCAGCGCGTAAGCGTATGCTTCACATAGTGCAAATCTTGCTGTTCTGTGTTCGAGTGCGTGCCGTTCGTCAGGTCTTGAAGGAAGGTCGGCGGCAAGGAATAAACGCGGGCGATCTGTTCGACACACCACCGTTGCAGTTCGACTAACTGCATTTCCGCCGGATTGAAGCCGAGTTGCTTCGCCTCGAAGCCGACAGGAAGTGCGATCGCCTGGCGACCTTGCTTGTACGCCTTCGCCATCGCCGTGTGTAGATCGTTCGAAGCGCGTTCGGCGGTTTCCATGCTGGCAAATGCGCCCTGCAAGACGAGCGGCGGAATACCGCCATTCTGAAACACTTTCGCGCCGTACTTCGTCGCGGCGATCGCGAGCCCTAGCGCTTCCTTGTTCGCCAGGATCGGCGACAAGTGCGTAAGCTGATCTTCCTTCAGAAGAAAGGGAATGTCGATAATGTCGGCGGCGTCGTATACGACCTTCCTGCTCGTTCCCGGTGCCGTGTAGTGGTACGTCTTGCGAAGGTCCGCCCCTAGCTTCACTTCGACGCCCGACGGCGTCAGCGAAAACAGGTTGACCGGAAAGCCTGTCGGGCTGCGCTCGATATAGGTAAACGACCGCCCGCCGGTAAAGACGCGCGAAAGCATGTATTGACGCCAGCCGAACGAAGTCGTCTCGTCGTTCGCCGCATAGGCGAGAAGATCAGACAGCCCACCGCCGACCTTTTGCGCGCCGCCGTTCTTCTTCTGATAGACGTGCAAGGGAAGCGACGCGATCTCGCCTGACAGGAAGGCGACGGCGGCGAGTTGCGCCGGAACACTCATAGCCGACTGTTCGTTCACGACTTCGCCCGACGCTGTACCGCCGAACGTGCCCATAATGCGCGAAAACCATCCGTCGGTCAGCGGCGCGCTACTGTCGGCTTCGTGCGATCTGACTTCGGGCCGGAAGATGCGATTCAGAATGTTCATTAGTCCACCAGGCTAAAGTTTTCGTCTTCCCACGGGTCCGACGGCTTCGTTCCGGTAATCCCGGCCTTCGCAGCGCCGACAGCCATCGCGAGCGCGACAATTCCGTCGATACGGGCGGTTGCCTTCGCTTTGTCGAAGTGCCAGTCGCCCGTGCCTGCTGGGTTCTTCCTGATCACGCCTGACGACGCGTTCCAGTTCAAAACCCGGTTGTATTGAATGCGCATACGGCCTTCTAGAATGGCGTTTTCGAGTTCCTGACAGCTTCCCGGCATCCAAAGCGGATTTTCCTTCGACTTGCCGGTTAGCGGGTCTTTCGTGCTCGATCGCCGGAAGCCTTGCGGATGCTCGATCAAGGGCGGCTCGTAACCCATTCGCCGAAGCTCTTTTTCCAGTTCCTTATGCCGGTAGCGGTCATATGCGATCGCCTGAAGGTCGAAGTTCGACTGAAGCCAGCGGTAATGTTCGGCAATCGGCGCCATCTGAATGACCCGGCCTTCGGTAAGTCGAAGATCCCCGACTTCGTGCCAGACGTCATAACGAACCTTATCCTTATCGACCGCCTCCTGAAGCCCGACGCGCGGTTTCCAGAAATCGACGAAGGCGTCGTAGTAAATCTTGCCGTCCGCCCGGATTTCGGCGGCGACCGTCGCGTTCGAAGTCAAGTCGGTCGTGAACGACAAGTCAGACGCCGACCAGACAAGACGCCCGATCAATTCGGCGCGCAAGTCGTCATGCGTCAGAACCTTTTCCCACATCTCGCGCGTAAGCCAAGCGCTGTCGGCGTCAGTCCATCGGCAGAAATTCAGGCGCAAACAAGCGTTTTGCTTCGACGGCATGGCGCGCGCCTGGTTTACCTGCTTCCGCAGATAGGCGTGTTTAATCGTCTTGCCGAGTGACGGGTTCGCTTTAGGCCAGCAAGTTTCGTCGGTTAGCGGATCGTCGTCGCGATCGAGCATCGAAATATATGTGAAGACGCGGTCGGCGGCTGACTGGTCGGATTCGTCATAAGCGCCGGTCGCGACCGAAAACGCGTAGTCGTGCATGTCGCCGCAAGGCGTCGATTTATTAGACCCGCTGTTCGTGATTATGAACAATAGCGGGCTGTCGCGGCCTTTGAAGCCAGCTTCGAGCATGTCAACGGCGTCTGACGATTTGTGTTCGTGGTACTCGTCGATTAGTGCGCAATTCGGGCGCGGCCCTGATACGGCTTCGTCTTTCGATAGCGGTTTGAAGATCGACGACGACCTCAAGTGCGTCCACTGCCAAACAGGGTTGCGGCCTGAAGGCGTCAGCCGGTCGCGAAGGTCCGGCGACCGCTCGATCATGCGCGTTGCATCTTTGAACAGGATCATAGCTTGCGGCTTGATCGTCGCCGCCGCGTAAACTTCAGCCGACGCGACCTTGTCGGCGACCATGCAATAAAGCCCGGTACCGGCGGCGAGCGGCGACTTGCCCGACCCCTTGCCGGTTTCAATGTAGGCCGTCTGAAACCGGCGAACCGTTTTCTTCAGTTCGCGGTCTTCGTAATACCACCCGAACAATGACCCGACGACGAATTGTTGCCAGTCCAAAAGTTCGAACGGAATTACCTTGTTATCGGCCTCGACGGTCAAGACGTCGCGAAAGAAGTTGATCGCGCGCAACGCCTTGTCAGGATGAAACGACAGGCCGCGCGCCTTCCCGCTTTTCAGGTCGTCAAGATGACGCTTGCACTCGCCGCGCACGGCAGGCCCGGCAAGTATCTTCCCGTCGACGACCGCGCGAGCGTATGCCGTAACCGGATTTTCCGGCGGCTTCTTCGCGCGCGGCTTCCGGGTCGTCGCGCGCTTCTTCGCGGGCGACTTCCGTTTCGGCTTCGGCTTCGTGACGTCAGGCGAAATACTGGTCATTCGGATTCTTGTCTTCCGCCCCTAGATCGACCTTGACGCGGGTTCGCGCCGACGGCGTCAAGCCGAACTCGGCGCAAATTTTCATGATTTGCGCCATCGCATCTTTACGCACGCCGACCGCCGGATGAATTCTCGTCATTACGCCGCCCGCCTTCGTCTCGACGTCCTGATAGTTCGACCCGTTGTCGGATAGCGCGTCGTCGGCTTCGCGGTAATCGGCGATCGCCTGGGCAAACATGGCGGCGGCGGCTTCGTCCGGCTTCTTCGCCACGCCCTGCAATTCGCCGAGAATGCCGACGACATATTCCCAATATTGCGAGCCTTCTTCCGACAGCCAGAACGGGGCTTTGCCGAGTTCGTTCGTCGGCTTCGGTTCGGCTTCAGGCAATGGCCGCTTTCCAGGGTTTCCGGTTACGACTTTTAGCGCTGTTGGTTTTGGTTTTCTTCCGGCCACGGACTATTTACCCTTTCCTTTTGAATTTCGCGTCACTGCGTGCGAATGCCCCCCGCCGGTACCGGCGCGATCGGCGATAGTTTTTGACCCCACCCTCCCGTCGTCGTCGAGACCGACGAGAACGCCGCCTGAAGGCGCTAGGAAGGGGTGCGACGGGTCGATAGGCCATCCGTCTTCGTCGACCCTCACGTCGAAGCCCGCCCGCTCTGCTCGCTGTTTGTGGCGGTCATGGCAGGGCTTGCAGAGTGACTGTGTGTTATCCGACAACAGGAACAGAACCATGTCGCCCTTATGAGCGACGATATGGTCGACCACGCTTGCAGGCGTATCCTGCCCATGTTCAGCACACATACGGCATAGGGGCTCAACAGTGAGCCGCCACAATCGCAAGTCTTGCCACGCCTTCAGTTTGTATAGGTGCGTCCACTGTCCCATTACACACCCCATCCAAAGCCGACCATAAGCGCGCTTAGGCTGGCGTGAATTGTGACCGCCCCCGTCTCCCGATCCCTTCGAATGTAAACGCGAGGATAAGGCTTGCGCATGTCTTCGAATGCCCATGATTTCGGGATGTGTGAACATTCGAAGAAGAAGCGCGTCTTTCCTATGCTGACGAGTCTAACAGCCATCAGTCAGCCCCCACGCGGTCGGGATAACGCGCCATGAATGCGCGCATCTTCGCTTCGGTACTGAAGCCGTAGTTCGTCAGGCCGTTGACAGTTCCGCTCGCTCGATACCAATCGCCCTTGTGGTCGTTCCACAAACAGGATTGCGCGCCGAGTGCGCCGTTCGCCCATTCGACGAAGTCGAACCACTCCCAACTACCCGGCGAATGAGAAAAGTCGCGAACGTTGATCACCCACGGCGTATTGCGCCAAGCCTCCCGAACGGCTTTCGTCGTCTCTTCGTCGCGGTAGTTATACGACACGATCTTTTCGTATAGTTCGGTAGCCATCACTTAGACCCCTTCAGGCTGACTTCGATAGATTGGCGAGACCACCGGCGGACCTTGCCGCGACAGGTGGCAGTTATGAGAATGCGACGCCGGGTTCGGCAGACATGGCTACCGATCTGGATCGACCGAATGTGAAAGCGTTCGTCCTTCTCACGGGCTGACAGCAGTCCGCGAAGCTTCCGATCGACATTGTCGTCGAGCCGCAGATAGGCCGCTTCCCGTGCGTCCAGGTCGGGCGCTGACAGCACCTCTTCGGCGAGACGGTGAATCTCTCGATCGCCTGCAAGGGCGTCGCTGCATTCCAGACAGGCGCGGTGAAAGACGGCGTCGTATCGCAGCCGCATGTCTTCGGCGTCAGGGGGGGTCGGGGTTTTAGCCATAACGGCGATCTTCCCTCGCATCGGCTGACGCTTCGGTTTCGTCTTCGATCGCCTGGTCGACGCCGTCAGGTGCCCACATGGCCAGCCACCGGCGCATTCTGCTTTGCGAGAGACAGCAACGTTCAGACGCGGCGCTATGGGATAACCCGGCGTCTCTTGCGGCCTTGTAGGTCGTGAGCCGCTTCAGGCGGGCTTCAGGTGGCAACACCTGCGATCGACGTCCGTCATTGACCAATGTTCGCCGAAGGTCTTCGGCGTACTTCTCTAGCCACTGGTGGGCCGACTGCTTTCGGATTCCGCACCGGCGCGCGAAGTCGCTGACGTTGCCGCCCTCGCTGGCGACCTGCCACCCGATCCGCCGTCTTTCGACGTGCCATTCGGGAGAACCCACCTCTGGCGGCGTGGCTTTCAACTTCGTCAATGTGTAGCCCCCTCGAAAGGAAGCCCGGCCCGTGTTGATACGATCCGTATTAGATTTCGGCGGAGACAGTCAACTCGCCAGATGCGCGAAAAGTTCCCGTCGCTGTCGAAGTTTCAATCGTATGATAAAACGGGGTATACACAAATAAAAGCCCATACATAGCGATAAACGATATATATAAGCCCTCCCCTATACCCCCTATCAAAACGTCATACGTTTGAAAAAATATATATATATTATATGTAGTTAAGTAGGTTTCAGTCGTATGATTCAGTCGTATGATTTTTTTATACGTTTGCCCTCCTACAGAGTTTCAGTCGTTTGATTTTCCCAAACGCAAATTATACACTTGAAACCCTGAACCTAACGGTTTTGTAACGTTAGTATGAGCCGTATTCGCCGCCTCTTGCATGGCTTGACGCCGTCGGCGGTTCGGGCGATCTCGATCCGATCAATTGAACGGGGCTCATATGTCGAACAAGGTTTATCGCTGGTCGCGTCCAGCGCTTCCCGAAGATCAGGGCGGGCAGGGCTTGCCGCTTGCGGTCGTGGCGATCGTGCTAGGCTTCGCCGGGCTGCTCTTCGCGCCTATGGTAGCGGAAAGCGGCGAAGTCGATCTAGCGGCCTTCCTGGCGATCGTCAGCGGCCCGCTATTCGGCGTCGGCGTCTTCTTCGCCGGTTCGCTCTTGATCGTGCGCGAAGTGCGTCAGGCGGCGTTTGAAGCGGCGATACGGGCTGGCGAGGCTGAACAGGTCGGAAAATGACCGAGTCGCTTGAAGTTATGACCGAACGGGCTCCCACGTTGCGAGAATTGGCGCTACACGGCGTCGAAGGGCTTCACATGGCGTGCCGGTCGCAAAAGTGCCGAAACGCGTCTGACGCGCCCCTGAGCGCGTTTTCAGGCGACGAGACGGTTCACACTGTCGGGAAACGGGCAAAGTGCCGGGCGTGCGGTTGCTCGAACCCGGTCATTCACCCCAATTGGAAGGCGACGGGCTATGCGCAACCATCGCGCCGCCCGCCGTCGAAGTCGTCGGCCTAGTCGCCCGGCCTTGCCCATACTGGCCACATAAGCGCCATTATGCCGAGCGTGATATAGAACAGCGTCGAAACTGCCCACGGCGGCAAATCCTCGACAAGATCGTCGTTAAATTCGACCCATAGTGAAGTGTCGTGCCCCCGCATCATGACGTCAGACAATGCCACCTTGGCGAGCCCGAAGCCGACATAGGCCAGCGTGGCGAGCGTCGCCGATAGTTGAAAAATCCCGATCGCGTATTCGAAGTTCATTTGTCGCCCCTCCGTTTACGCGCCATAGTTTGCGCTCGCTTCAGGCTGGCGACCGCCTTGTTCATGGCTTCCACGCTCTCGAAGTCTTCGGGGTCCACGCGGCTTAAAGCGACGGTCGCCGCCCTGAGCTTCGTCGAGTGAATCCAGGCGGGCTTAGTTCCTTCGCGCCACCACTCTCGCCAAAATTTGCTTAGGCCCGGTTTCCAGATGATCTTGCCCTTGCGCTCGTCATAGGTGACGCCCTTCGACATATAGGTCGCGTAAATCTTCCCCCCGCGTATCGTGCGGACGCAATAGGTAAACAGCTTGATTGAGCCGTCTTCGGAATCCGCATAGTAGTGGTAAAAGAGGCTACCAATTTTGGGGTTTCTCATTCCTAGGCCCTCGGTAATTTGAACAGCAGTTTTTGCCGACCGCCGCGACCGTCCGGCCTGCTGCTCTGTTGCGTGATTTCTATCCGACCGGCGTCGACGAGCGTCTGAAGCAACTCGTCTAACTCGCGGCTCGACCGAACCTCTTTCATGAACCGATTGACCAGCGTTCGGCGCTCGACCCATTGCCCCCGCTTCTTTTCCATGTAGCCGACAACGCGTTCGATAATCTGCGCATTACGCCCGGCATTCATCCGCGTTTGCGCTTCCGTTACGGTCCGCCTGGTCGACCAGTCGACGAACCGACAGGCCCACCGCATCTGATCTTCGTCGATCGTGATCCGCGAACCCTCTAGTTCCGGGTCGACCAGGTCGGCGACGGCGAGGATTGTCGCCACCCGAAGCGCGATCTCTGCTGACCGGGCATAGAAGTTCAACGCGTCCGGCGAAGCCTCGCGAACCCCATCGGCGCACCATCGCATATAGCGCTGATACATCTCGACGGCTTCCCGGCTGGCGAAGACGCGTTCGGGGTCGGTCGAGTAAGCGCCGATATTCGCGCGCATTGATTGCGGAATGTCGTCGCTGATCATAATGTCGCGGCGCTTATGCAGGCGCTTCAATCCGGCGACGACGGCAGCGGGCGGCTTCGAGATACTGTCGACCGTCCCTTCGCCCATCATTCGCGCGGCTAGGTCTTCTTCGGCTTTCGCCTGTAGCGCCGCGTTTTCGTCGGGCTCGTCATAGAGTGTCAGCCAGCGATTGAAGAAGCCGCCTTCTACGCTGTCTTCGGTCAGCGCCGAATAGAACTTACCCGGCGTCGCGGCGGCATAGATTGACAAATGCGGCGCGTGAATGTCGACCGCCGACGTCGCCGCCATGGCTTGCGTCTTGTATAGCTTGAAGCCGACCGAAAAGAGCTCTTTCAGAACCCGCATCTTCGACCGTTCCGCCCCCGACGCATTATAGGCCGTCATCTTCGTAAGCGTGTCGGCAAACTCGTCAGTCACGACGAGCACGTTCGGCTTGTCCTTCAGTTCGTTTTCAAGAACGCTTCCGGCGGTCCATGTCGACGGGCCGAGCAAGTTAAATAGTCCGCACGCTTCGAGCAAGTCGGCAGGCGCGCCGACCGGGCGGTTCTTACCCGTTCCCGATCCGGCAAGGCATAGGACGAACAGGCTTGTCGATCCCTCGCGCGGCGTCTCGTATTGCCGGCCGATCACAACGGAGATTGTCGCCAGCGCCGCCCCGATCGCCAGGCATGGGAGCGGCTTCGGCGCGCCGTCGCATATCCACTCACTGACTTTCGAGACAAGCCAGTTCGGCGGCATTTCCCGCCACCTTGTCAGACTGGCGTCGGCGCCGAACTCGGCGAAGATCGGGGCGTCGCTCTTGCCGTCGTCGACCGCGATCGGGGCGTCGAGCTCGACCGTCTCTTCGCGCTTCTGTTGATTGGCGAGCATGGCGCTAACGTCGACGACATTCCCGTCGACGCCCTCTTCTTCGGCTGGCTGGAAAGTATGCGTCGGCGCGAGCATGACCGGCGGATCTTCGCCGTGTAGTGCGGAATGAAGCCAGACGAACGCGCCGTCGAAGTCGAGCCCCTTCGTCATCATGATAAGGTCGATCGGGCTAAAGCGTTCGTTCGATCCCCAATCGGAAATGCCCGACGGCTGAATCGACAGGTTCTTCTTGCGCTTGTGTAGCGGCTGACCGGATGACGAGTCGCGCGCCGTGTTCACGGCTTGATAGCCGCGACGCGCCTTCTCGATCCCGTATAGGTCCAAGTCGTGAACCCATAGGTCGAGATTATCGAGCGCCGCCCGGTTCAATTCGGCGAACGGCGTTTCGAGCCATCCGGCGTTGCCCGTTTCGATAAATTCCTTCCGGCGCGGCTGGTGAATATCGAACTCATTCCAGCCGAGCCCCTGAAGCGTCTCTTCTAGAACTTCAATATCTTCGGCGGTCAGTTCGGGCAGGTCTTCCGCCGGTACCGGCCCGCGTGTCCACACATACGCCTTTTGCGTGATCGGATGAATTGACGGCGGCACGACGGTTTGCCGCGTGTCTTGTCCGGTCAGGATTTCGCAAAGCGATTGCCGCCCGTTGCGATCGTACTTCCGGGTCGTCAGGCGCATGTCGCCGCGATAGAACAGCGTCAGCCCCTTCTGACCTTTCTTCGCCATCGGCGAGTGTGGAAGCGCGCCTAGAATTTCTTCGATCTCGTCGAAGTCTTCGGCGTCAATATCGACGGCGACGATCTGGTGATCGCCAAGCCGCGACCCGCAAACGACGCCTATGTTCGCGCCGCTCCAATCTTTCCAGACTTCCCACTCGAAGCCGGTCGGCTGGCGATCGCGGAAGCGCTGCCAATTATACATAGGCTTCCACTCGCCGCGCGTGATCTCGCCGGGATACTTCTTTTCGGGCGCGAGCGGCACGACATTAAAGCCGAGCGCGACCAGGTCTTTCGCGGCGGCATTGAAGGGCGACCGATCGTCGCCGGATGCATCCGCATTGCTGTTCGTCATCATAAAAGCCCCTAGTGTAAAATCAGAATGGCGGCGCTTGCAGTGCAGCCTGACGCCTTAGTTCGACGCGGTAGGCCGCCACCATCACCCGGCAGAACTCGGCCCATTCGTCAGGCGTGAGCGACGCCAGGTCGAACTTTCCGATCGTCTGCAAATACGCACCCGCCGCCCGTCCGCCTGACGCCGTGGCTTCGCGCTCCCAATGCGTCGAGCCGGAAGGCAGGCGCGTTAGCCACACCTTCGCAATCTCGGCGCATCGCGGGTCGTCACAAACGGCATACTTGCCGACGCGAACCGCGCCCGTCTCACTGTCGCAAACAGCGCACGAAAGACGCTGACGACACTTCGGCGGGTTCGGGTCGCTTATGTCCCACGACAGCCCGCAAGCCGCGCACGACATTTCGTCCGAATACTGTCGAGCCTGACAAGTCATTCGCCGCCCCGCATTTGCTCGCCGTCCGCCCCGATACGCGGCACGATCCCGCCGCCACGCGTGCGAAGGTATTGCATCCCGGTTTCGTGGTCGGTGACAATTTCGACGCCCGATCGACGACTAGGCCCGTCGGTTGCATCACGCGGAAACACGACGTCTAGCCAGGTCGTGTTATTCGCAACGTGTGACAAGATTAGTCCTAGGACAATCCAGCCCGCGAAGGCGCTGACGACGCCGTTCGCGAAGGCGCGGCCCGCCGCTTTCCAGTCGACACCTTCGATCATGATTCAGCCCCCGGTCCGTCGCCATCACTCACGCGAACCATGCGCGTTTTGCTGTCGGGCTCTTCAGGCTCTTCGTGCGTCTTCTCGACGACCGCGCCGCAACTGTCGCACGTCTCGATGCCAAGGCTAGGCGACAGGTCGGCATAGCATCCAGGGCAGGTGAAATAGTAACTCCGCTGGCGATTGAATACCTCGCCGTCGTCGGACAGCGGACTCTGATTGTTGCCGAGATATATCTTATCCGAACTCATGTCTGTTGCTCCCATTCCTTTTGACGCCCGGCTGAACACTATTGTCAGCGAGCCATTGATTGACGAACTCTTGAATTTCGGCCTCCCGCGCCCTCACTTCGGCGAGCGCATCCGTCGACCGCCGGTAGCGGTACGGCGTCGGCGTGAAGATCAGGCGATTGCCGACGCTATCCTTCTGCATTGCCGCACGCCTTCGCCTTTAGTTCGGCATCGATCTTGTCTACCTTCGCCGGAACTTTTACGCCGAGTTCTTCGCAAGCCTTCCGAATGCGCTCGACCGCATACCGCGCATCGCGCGTCTCTCGCCGGTACTCTTCCCCCGCGATATGATTATCGACCTGCTCTTTCGTCAGCGCGCCAATCTTAACGAGCCCCTGCATCACAGACTTCGCGAAACCTTCGAGCCCCCAGCCCAAGAGCGCGATCTTCTTGTTCGGTGAAAAGTGCCGACCGTAGACTGAATAACGACCGTTCGGTCGCTTAATCAGAATACCCGTGTCGTCGACCCTGACGACCTCGCAATTCTTGTAGACGTGCCCCTTCTTCAGTTCGTCAAACCAGACTTGTTCTAGCGCTTTCTCGCGGCTCATAATGTGCCCCATGCTTACACCTCCTATTCGATTACGATTTCGGCGTCGGAATACCGCCAGTTCTTGATCTCCCGATACTTCCCGCGCGTATCGATTTGCACTTCGTCGGGCTTGCGCAATTCGGCGAACCGTTGCGCCGCTTCCCAGCAAGTGACCGGCGTCGGCTCGTGCCCGCCATGATCACGCCAGAACTTGATTGCCTTTCCCCGGATCGGGCCGGAATGCTCGAACGGCATCCAGACGCTATCGACGAGCGGGCCGACCATGTAGTCGACGCGAAGTGTCGGCACGGCGTCCGGGTCTTTGCGCTTGTTCCAGACGTAGCCAGACCAGCTATTCACCCGAAACCAGCGGTCGTCGTATTCCTTCGACAGAACAGGAAGGTCTTCGGCAGTGTCCGCATGTTTCGGCTCGCCGAACTCGAAGCCGCAGAACTTGCATTTGCGCGCGTTCGACGCGACGAGCTCTTCACACTCCGGGCATTCCTTCGCCTGAACTTCTTCGACTTCGACGCGTCCGACTTCTTCTTCGGGTTCGCCGGGCGCTTTCTTGTCTTCGACCCGCACGACGTCGACCGGCCCATGACGGCGAACATTGCCCGCATAGTCGAGAACAAGACAGTTCGGCTTGCGGCTGGCAGCGATCGCGGCCCGGCGCTCTTCGGCTGTCTCGAAGGCGTTCAGGTTCACGCCGTCGGTTCGCGTTCCCCGCCCCATCATCTGAACATAGAGCGACGTCGACAGCGTCGGGCGAAGCATTCCGATTAAATCGACATTCGGCGCGTCGAAGCCGGTCGTCAGAACGTTCGCATTTGTCAGCGCCCTGATCTCGCCTCTCTTGAATGCAGCGAGCATCCGGGCGCGCTGATCCTTCGGCGTCTTGCCCGTGACCGTCGCCGCCGTTATCCCGCGCGTTCGAAGCGATCGGGCGACTTCTTCGGCATGGTCAACGCCCGTGCAGAATAGAAGCCACGACCGACGATCGCGACCGCGCGCGACCAGGTCGTCGCAAGCCGCTTCGACAATGTCGTGATTAAGCGCGGCCTCTTGCAGAGACTTCGCGACGAACTCGCCGCCCCGCTTCTTGACGCCCGCGACGTCGATCTCGGATCGCCCGGCCTTCGCGGTCAGCGGACATAGCCAGCCGTCTTCGGTCGCCTCGCCAATCCCGTAATGATAAACGACTTCGTCAAACAGCGAGCCTTCGGCGGTTGTCAGGTTGCCGCTATCGGTCCGGTATGGCGTGGCGGTCAGGCCGACGACGCGCAAGCCTGGATAGGTTGCCCGAAGGCCGTCCAGAAACTCGCGATACATGCCTTCCGACTTGTTCGGTATAAGATGCGCTTCGTCGACGATCACGCAATGGCGCGTGCCGAAAACGTCCGCCTTGCTGTAAACCGACTGGATCGACGCGAAGACGATCGACTTATGAATATCGCGCTTGTTTAGGCCCGCCGAGTAAATCCCGACCGGAGCTTCTGGCCAGACGCGAAGCAATTGCAGGAAGTTTTGCTGAACAAGTTCGCGAACGTGCACGAGCATCATGATACGAACGTCGGGCGCGGCCTGACGAAGTCGCTGGCATAGCTTCGCCACGACGACCGACTTCCCTAGTCCGGTCGCAAGGTCGATCAATGGCGACCCGCCGCCCTTGCGCCAGAACTCGAACGTCGCTTCTAGCGATTGTTCCTGATACGGTCGAAGCTGCATCTCTAATTTTCCCAATCGTAGAAATGTTCGAACAGTTCGGTCAGTTCGTCGGTCAACTTCTCGGCGGCGCGATCGTCAATCATGCTCGCAAGATCGGTCAGTTCGTGGTCGCCGAGTTCCGAAATGGTCTTCGCGAGCGCCTTCAGTTCGTCGCGTGTCATTTGCCAGCCCCCTTCGCCGCGCGATCGCGGCGCTTCTGATTTTCCTTGTGCGTCACCATTTCCAGGTGATCCGGGTTGCAACAAAGCCGGTTTCTGCATTTGTGGTCGATCTGCTTTCGTGGCGGGATAGGCCCATGTTCGATTATGAACATGACGCGATGCACGGCGACCGTTCCGCCATCCAGCTTCGCCCGGCCATACCCGCCGCCCCGACCCTTGCCAGACGTCGGCCCGGTCCAAATCCAGCATTCGCCGAGTTCGCCCTTCCGAGTCTCGCAGCGGCGGCGAATGCGCTGTCGTATGCGTTCGCGACGCCCCATCACTCGCCCCGCTCGATAATGTAGCGTTGCGTCTCGAAGGTCGGGCAGCGATTGTGATCTTTCGCGTAATGGTGCGCATAAGCAAAAGTGAAGACGAACAGCCCCAGCGCGAGAAATGCGCCAGACCAAGCGAAAAGCATGGCGAACCCGGTCGTAAGCCTCTTCTCGACAATGATCACACCGGCAGAAAACGCCACAAACCCGACGCACACAAACAGCGCGACGACCGCAACCGCGACAACCGGTTCGAGCGCACCCATAAGCGCCGGATCGCGCGACCATTCCTTCGCAATACTGATTAGATCAATCATAGTAATTTCCCCCGTTGGATTGCCTGACATTGTGGAAGGTTCGACCGTCGGGCAGCGCATAGGAAACGCGCCCGATCTCGCCGTCGGCGTCGACCTGGTCGCCCGGAACGATCGCCGGAATGAATAGGTGATCAGCGCAACCGGCTTCTTGCTCTTCGCGGTTGCGTTCTGTGTTGTGATGCTCGCAAACCCACTTACCCCCGTCGGCGGGCGTAACGTGTAGACAGGTGCGGCAATTGACTTCGGGCAGGGCGTCGCCGTGACACTTGTCGGCATGATCGCAGAACCGGCAGCCGAAGAAGTCCGGCTTACTGCTGATCTTCGCCAGCGGAACGGGCGACATAACAATTCGTTCAGCCTTGCGTTCGAGCCGAACAGCCTTCTCGAAGTCGTATTCTATCCGTTCGCCGTAGCGTTCATCTGTGTCTTTATTGACGGCGAGATAGACGCCGCGCTCCCGGTGCCGCAAATGCATGTAAATCAGCGTTTGCGCATAGTGCTCTGGCTTCGACTTCTCGACGCCGTTCGACACCAGATGACGGAACGACTTCGAGTTGTGCGACTTGAACTCGCCGACGTGCCACACTTTCGGGGCGTCAGGCAGGTTCAGAATTTCGGCATCTAGAAAGCCGTAGGAATGCCCGTAGGCGAATGATACGCCTATCTGTTTGTCGGGCTTACCAAGGTCATAATCGACCACTTCGCAGCCGATCTTGCGAAGATCCTCCACGAACCGCTGTTCGTGAAGATCGCCCGTCTGAAACAGGCGGAGCATCTGCCCCCCGAACTCGACCGGCGGCGACACCCATCGGAATGAATACCAAAGCGCGCGTTCGCACTCTGCGCCGATCTTCGACGGCGGCAGGCGGTACCCGTGCCGGGGCGTCCGGTCGGCTTCATAGGCCCGATCGATTTCGACGAGCGCCTGAAGTTGAAGTTGAGGCATAGGGGCCACGGTCGCACCTTTCACGGTCCGTTAGAGTTTCTTCGATTTTGGGAAGTGACCGGCGGGTCAGGGACGATCCCGCCGGTCGTCGGCGCGCTAGCCGTTATTTTCCCACGGCAGGCCGCCCGCGCCGCTGGCAGGCGGGGCATTTTGGGCCGGCTGCTGTTGGGCTGGCTGCTGGTGAGTGGGCGTCGGGTTTTGGTACGGCGCGGCAGATTTCAACTTATTGCTGTCGCCATACTTTTCGTTATGGTCGATCTTTACCGACGCCGTGAACGGAATATTATGAAGCTGTTCACTGTCAGACATCGACCCTTGGATACCGCATGCGCGCATAAGTTTTTTTAGGGTTGATTGCCCGATCTGCTGCGCGGTTGGGTTCTTGTGCTGGATGTTCAGATTTTCCCAAAACTGACGCCCGGCGAACTCGCCTTCGTCGATCTTTATCGTCAGCTTCAACAGCATCCCGCTTCCGGTCGAGTTCGGCTTAACATCGCTTTCGACGATCCGGCAAACATAGGTGCCCGCCGGTACCGGGTCGAACTTGTCGTCGTCGGGCAGGTCGTTAAAATTGACCTCTTGCCCACCAAAAAGACTAGCCATTGTTTTCGTCGTCCTTCTTCTTCGTGTGGATTTCCTGGGCGGGCAGGTAAGCGGCTATTGCAGCGTACCCCTTGCCCTTGTCGTACTTGACGCGCCACGGCATTCCGAACCGGTTCTTCGCGTTGTAGGAAGGGCGCGCTTCGGTATAAATCCAGCGGAAGCCGCCACCTTCCGCGCGCTTAACTTCTTTGCCGAAGCCGACTTCTTCCGACTTTACTGACAGGTCTTGATTGACGAACAGAATTGCGTCGACCTCGTCTTCGAACATGCCGTGAACGTGCTTATTCAGGCGAATATCATACTTCGAATACGACGCGGCTTGCGGGTCGTCGAACCGACTAACGGCAGAATGCGCCGTATAGATAATGTTCATGCCGCGCGCGGCGCGAAGTGCGTTGCAACCGTCAATGAAGTTTCGAATCGTGTCGGCGGCGACGACGTACCCTTTACCGTATCCGGCATCTTCAATATTCGCCCACTTGTTCAGCTTGCAGACGTGGCGTTGCGCGAAGACTTCGAGACGATCGAGACTGTCGACGATCAATGTCTTAAAATCGTGCTCTTGCGTGTAAAGCGCGGTTAGCGCTTCCATGACGCTTTCCCACGAATCGACGTCGTCGCCGAGCGTCGTGATCGCCAATTCGGCGGGAACGCCGCGTTCAATATCCATAATTACCGGGTTCGGAAACTCGGCGGCGAGCGACGTCTTACCAAAGCCGGGCGGGCCATAGATCAAAACGCGCGGCGGCTTGTCCGCCTTTGTCTTCTTCAATGTGGATAGATCGATTGCCATTAGTCGGCGTCCTTTTCAGTTCCGGGTTGCAGGGTTTTTACAAGCCATCCGCCAAAAGCCCCGCTTTCCTTAGACGGACGAAATTCGACGGCGAGCGCCTGAACCGGAACGATTGCGATATGAACGCGATTGTCGTGCTGTTCAGCCCACGCCGTCGCGATCGCGGTAACGTGCCGGTCGTCTTCAATGACGCCTTGCTTCACCAACAGGTCGAGAACGGGCTTCGTCCGGTTATCAATGTCGGCGACCTTCGATCGGCGTTCGGTATTCATAACGACGATGACTTTACCCGGTACCGGCGACCAGTTCTGACGCGCCAAGGCGACACCCGCCTCGCTTTTCCAATCTCGAAGCGCCGCCGTCGAGAACCGACCGCGCGCCCCCTTCCCCCGACCGTTCGCATACGCCGCATTAAGCGACGGCGGCACGGGAAGCCAAATATTCAGGGGCGCGTCAGCGGATGACGACGCCGACGCGCCCCCTTCGGCAACACCCACGGGCCGGGCGGTTGCAGAAACTTTAGAACGGCTCACGTCGACGCACTCCGACGGCGGCGCATATTCGCCAGTTCGGCAAGCGTCGCTTCGTATGTGGCCAGACCGCGACGAACGGCGGCGACGCCGATCGCTTCGTCGTATTCACCAGGAATTGAATTTCGATAGCGCCACTGTTGCGCCGTCACATAGCTGACACCCGCGTCGGCGGCGAAGTCGCTATAGGTAGGCCAACGGCGTTGAAATAGTGTCGCGTCGTTCACTTTGCGCCCTTCGTCAGGTAATGTGGTTGTGTTCATAGCGCTAGTTAATACGGATCGTATTAGCTGGTCAACACGGTTAATGGCATTTTTTTTGCTTGATTGGTTTTTTATGGCTCAGAAGATCGACCTCGACGAACAAATAGGCGCGCGGCTTCAGGCGGCGCGGCAGGCGGCACGGCTCACGCGGGCGCAAGTGCACCAGACGCTAGGTGACGGCTTCGGCGCATCTACCGTCCAGGCGCACGAGACTGGCAGGAACGCGCTAAGGCCCGCCGTTATTGTGCAATATTGCACCCTTTATAACGTTAGTTATAGCTATTTGCTCGATGGTTCCGGTCCGTCACGTATCACGCAAGACGAGTTGAACGCGATTGTTCGCGGTCTAGGTGAATCCGATTCACTTCGAAACTGGCTTGCGATAGGGAAGCAACTCGCGGAAACGCGGTTAACGTCCGATTAACTGTCGGGCGACACTTTTTCTCAAAATTGCACTTGACCATTTAATACGGATCGTATTAATTCGGCACAGTTAACCAGCTGGAGCCGAGCCAATGCGACCGAATCAAAGTCACTCAAAACAAGAAAATAAGACAACCGAGTTCGCCCGTCGCGTGAGTGAAGCGCGGCGCGAAGGTGCAATGTTCGTTCGGGTTCTGACAAATACCGGATATTTTCGCAGCGCCGACAAGGTGGCGTCATGATCCCCGCCCCGCTTCGCATCCGGTTTCGCGCCGATATGCTCGAACCGGTCGCGCACTTCCTGCTGAAGAGCGATCGCGCCGAACCCTGCCATATTACCTTTACAGCCAGTTCGGGCGACTTCGTGTTAGCTTCGGGGCTTCGGGAAGACTTGTCCGACGGAGTCCTTAGCCGCGTGACCGTAGCCGCTAACGACTGCTACGCCAGCCGCGACGCGACCCTGAACTTCAATCGGCGCGTGTTGTCGGCGATAACGAGCGCGCTTCTAACTCGACCCGACCACGTCGAAGAGTCCGACGTTCTGGTCGAGATTAACGCGGTCGAAGGTTCGCCCTGGCTGAACACGGTTCGATTTACGCCGTACCCTGACAATCCGGCCGACGCCGTGATCTATCACGTCGCCGAAGTCGACCGCTCTTTAGACGACTAAGCAAATGGCTAAGGCGAAATGGGAAGGCGTTATTCGACACCTTGTCGAGACCGGCGACACGATCGCCGTCGAGCATTCCGATCGCGGCCCTCCTAATTTCTTTTGCCCGAAATCGGGCAATCCCGTTCATGCAATGAGTGTTAAAGCAATGCTGACCAGAAAACTAATTCGCCCGGCGGGCGCACTTATCGACCCGACGGTTCCGCAATATTACGAGCCGGTCGAAGGTGGCGACGAATGACCGACGCACTCGACAAACAGGCGCACGACACGGCGAAGCTACTCGCCGACAGCGTCGAACGCATTCACGACGATCTAGATCGCATGGCGCGCCTTCTCGCTAAAATGCGCGGCCTTTGCTTCGTCACGCCGTCCGAACTCGATAAGATCGAGCGGCTTCGGCAGGTGGCGAAGGAAATTGACCATCAGGCGAAAACCGGAAGCGTCCTTCCATACACCTTCGAGGGGGACGCCGCATTCGCCGAGCTCGACGAGGTGCTGAATAAATGAGCCCGACCCTGATCATTTGCGTTATGGTGTTCGCGGGCGCGATCTTTCTCGGCGAGGCAGTCGCTCAATTTCGACAGCGTCGCGATGCGTCGTCCGCCTTGTTTTGGGTCGGGGCGATATGCTGGCTCGCTTTGCCGATCGCTGCATGGTTCGGCGTCGCGACGATCGACACCAGCGCGCCCGGATGCGAAGCGCGCCAGCTTGCGGCCTGCTTTGTATGGGGCGGACAATGACCAACGCCTTCCGAATGTACGCCGTCCGCCGTCCGACCGGCGCGCTCGTCTGCATTATGCGGACGAAGCGGTTGGCGAAGTCAGCAGCCGAAGAGTTGACCGGCAAGCCTTGGCGCGTGCTGAAGAAGGAATGCGGCCTATGCCTGACGCGAGCAACTGTCGGCGTCGATCTTGCGCCGGAAGGTCGGGCGGATCGAACCGGCTTTGAAGCCCTATGGATGCAGTTCGGTCGCGGGCAATCCTTCCTGGTCTGGCCACGATCGCTAATGCACGAAATGCCGGACGATTGGCAGCTACGCGCCGCCGAACTGCTCGAAGAATGGGACGACGCCTGGCAATGGCCGGAAGGCTGGCCCACCGCCTATGTCAGCGCCCGCGACGAGCGGACGAACCGCTTCACGCGCTGGCCCGATTGGCTGCTGAATTACAAGTATCGCGACCGCGATAGCATCAACAGATTAAAGACCTCAAAACGGAGAGAAGAAAATGCAGAACACTGACAACCTGACTGAAGGCACTCGCGAAAAGCTTCGCCAGACGATCGCCAAAATCGAGCGCCTGGAAGAAGAGAAGAAGGAAGTCGCCGATCAGATAAAAGAGATATACGCCGAAGCGAAGGCGTTCGGCTTCGACACAAAGGCGCTTCGCCAGGTCGTGAAGTTGCGCCGCATCGCGAAGGCTGAACGCGAGGAACAAGAAATGATCGTCGACACGTATCTAATCGCCACCGGCGACGCGTGATCAATGACCGGCGGTCGCGACGCGCGGTCGCCGGTCGCTCGAAATTGAGGGTGAAGAAATGAGACGCGACAGAACAGCTTTTTTTTCCGGTCGCGAAGCAACCGAAGCGCGATGCCTCACTGAAGAGCAGGCGCGCAAGAAGGATTGTTGCGTTGGCGGCTTCACGACCGGCAATCGCGGGAAGTGCGTTGCGTCCGAGTGCATGGGTTGGCGCTGGATGTCCTGGCACGAATACAATCGCGCGGGCGGATATGACCGGACCGAAGTTTATAAAGTCGGGTATTGCGGGCGGGCGGGTAAAGTATGACCGGCGCACCGATCCAACTCGAAGCGATGACGCTCGACGAAGCGGCTTTTCGTTGTCGCGTGTCAGTTGAACACTTCAAGCGTGTTTACACCGGTCGCAAGATACGGCTTGGCGGATCGGTGCGCGTGTCGTCTTATCATCTGTTGGAGTGGATGAATGAACAGGCCGACGGGGCTCGATCGCTCGCCACGGCTAACGATTGGGACGAAGACGATTCCGAAGAAGCAAACATTCAGGGGCGTTAAACGCGTCAAAGTCGCGACCGGCGAAGTCTATTATTACCACCGCGCGACGAAGACCAGGCTACCCGGCGAGTACGGCTCTTTAGAGTTCGTCGAAGCGTGGCTTGACGCCGAGAAGAAGGGCGTCGCCAGCGTAAAGCCGATCGACGATCGCGAAAGCTATGGCGGTCTATGGGCGGCGTTCGAAGCGTCGACAGCATGGGAAGCCCTGAAGCCACGGACGCGCGAAGATTATCTGAAGGTGCGCGACTACATGTTCGAGCGCGGCCACCGGGCGAAGCGCGCCTCACAGATGGAACAACGCCACGCTGAAAAGGAATATGACAAAGCACTCGCAAAGGGGAATCGCTTTGCGCTCTATCTTATCCAGGTCAACCGGCGGCTTTACAATTGGGTTTTAGAGCGCGCTGCACGTCAAAAGGTATGGGGCGACCGGAACCCATGGGCTCACGTAAAGCCCGCCAAGGGGGCGACACGGTCGTTCAAGCCTTGGAAACCAGCCGACGTCGCCGAAGCCCTCACACGCGCGCCCATGGGGCTCGCTCGCGCCTATGTGCTAGGGCTGTCAGGGTTCGACGGCTCGACAGCCTATAAGCTGACATGGGGTGAATACACGAACGGGCGGTTCGACGGCGATCGCGTGAAAACGGCTGTCGGCGGTGTCTCGATCGTTCCGGCCATGTTCCGGCCTTGGCTCGATCACGGCGCGCGGCCTTCCGACTTCATTATCACGAACAATGCAGGCGAGCGGTTTAATACACTGAACAGCCTTCAGACAGCTAGCTCGCGTTTCCTGGCGAGCCTCGCCGCCGAGCAAATTGTTACGAGCGGTATTAGTTTCCACGGTTTGCGCCATACGCTAGGGAAGGCGATCGCGGAATCGGGCGGCGACCTTCGCGCGATACAATCGGCCTTGCAGCACAAAACCGAGCGCATGGCCTTGCACTACTCGAAAGAAGCCGATAAAGCCGCAGCACTCGACAGGGCGCAAGACGGCTTGTCGGGCTGGTTTTTGGCAAAAGCTGACTTGCCGGATTGGCAAAAAAGCGAAGGCGATTAG